AGGATTTGCGGCAAGACTAAGCCGAGCCTTATCGATTAGGCTTACAATGTCTTTGTAGCCTTCCATGTCTGGCACAAAAGTGCCGTTCTCTTCGTGTCCGTCGCTGTAAACTGCAAAAACGATACGAGCGGAAAGCGTCGTTTCGTCGTCCGCATCTTCACCTTCCATCATGCCAACTAAAATACATGGGATATCAAACCCTTGTGGCAAAAAGTTTTTAGGCGGTAAATAGCCAGGGAATACATTAGGATTAACAAATTCCTCTGACTCTGGCTTTTTCAGTTTGATTTTAGAAGCGACTTCATCCCTAAAGAAATCTTCGAGGGCTTTTATAATTGTGGCATTTGTCATTTCTTTTTCGCCGCCTTTTCAAGTTCTCTATTGAGCTCATGGACCAGACGCTTATTGAAAGTGTCTGTCATTTGCCTTTGAATTTTGTCCTCAACCTTTTCTTGCTCAATCATTTGAGGAATAGCCAGTGTCTTTAGAGTCATGACAGGCAATTTACGCTTGTCTTTTCGTCTGTAGACTTCTGGCTCATTGCCATAGATTGTCTGGACAAATGCTTTCGGGTCAGTGGTAATCGGCTTCATGCCTTCGCCTTTTTTAACTCTGACTTTGACCACTTTTGCTGTTTTGCTGTACTGCTTTGGAGTAATCCGAAACTTAGAAAGATTGATTCTAGCGCCTTTTGAGTGTAGCTTTGCAGTCAATTTAGAGCGAGTAGCCTTATCCCCTTTGAGCGTATCTGCTACATTGGTTTTAGTAACAGCATAAACCCCAGAGACTTCACGCTTTGTGATGGTCTTGGTATGCTCTAAAGTCCTGTTAATAGCTCTCATGAACGCTAGTCTCGACCCTTCTTTGGTACGATTTAATCGAATATGAGCTCTTGCGAGCTCACTAGAATCAATAAATTTACCTTTAGCCAAGGCCTACACCCCATTTGCTTTGAGGATTATTTCATAATAGACTCCTAAAGCGTCTCGGACGTCAAAAACTTGATAAAGCCGACCGTCATATTTAATGATCTCGTCGACTTTAGGCATTGGGCCATACTCGCTGGCTTGGACGTAGAAAAGTACTTCTCCGACAATGACGCCATCATACTCCACTTTGGAGCGCCGCATAAGGCGGTCGTTATCCACTATAACAGCAAGATTTCGACCGCCTATATTATGGACTTCTGCAAATTCATTGGCACCCATTATGGCGGCAAGGTCGCCTTTAACTATGTCTTTAAATGACATTACTCTTCCACTGGCGCTTCAACTTCAGCGGCAGAAATGCGAGCAATTAACTCGTCTTTCCTACCGTCTGTTTCAAGGCCCATCTCAGCAGCGAGTTTTCTGAGATCATCAACCTTAAGTTCATGCAGTTGCTCTGGGTCAAGGTGGCCTGTCACCATTTCTGGCTCTGCTTCTTCACAGACATTGAGCTCAATAAGTCTTTCGGCTTCCTCCGCTGAAATGTCCTCAATGAAGTCGCCTTTTTTGTAGGTCACGCCATTGTGAGATACTCTACCATCAATTACTCTAAGCATTTAGCGCACCCCCCTAGAGGACCTTAGCAACAAGCCAGCTGTCTACTTCGTGCGGAACAGGAAGTGGACGAGAATGGAGTGCTAAGAATCTAGCGTCTGGGTCTCTTGTAACCCAAGTTTGAGCAGCTTTTTCAGCAGTGTAGCTTCTGAAATTTCCATCCACTGTGTCGTCTACGATAGTGATCTCACCGTAGTAGATAGTGGCTTTCGCTCTAGTCGAAGCAAGAAGAATAGTACCAGCTGGCACCAAAGACTTCTCAGTTGGGTTTGCTGCGTCTGTCCAGTCGTCAATGTACCACTCATTGTACTTGTAGATGGAAATATTCTTCTCTGCAAGCGTGCCGATATAAGAGACATTGTCGTCAAGCATTGATGGTTTGATCATTGCAAGGTCAATGTTTCTGACGTCAAGGATGGCTTGGACTTTAGGGTGAGTGATAAATGCATGAATGGCGCTTGTATCGCCTACCATGATGTTTGGTGTCTTATAACCTTCCTTTTGGCAAATCTCAATCCACTCGTCAATTTTCGCAAGTGGGTCAGAGTTTGTTTTGTCTGACCAGAGGTCACCACCAGAAAGAGTGACTTTGTTTGTAAATTCAAAGTCAATTTCATAGTTAACACCTTCGCCGATTACTGGAATCTTACCGGTAAACATAGCTGTCGCAGCCATCCATTCTTCACGACGAATGTTCATGTCGTTGAAGTTTTGAATAGTCTCAGTGACCATCATAAGACCTCTTTGCTCTCTGGTCATTGAGCCGCCGTACTGCTCGCCAGCCATTCTAATGCTGAGATTTTCAACAGTAGTCACGTCTTTTGGCTTAAGAAGTGGCGTTTCGAATGTATCTGTTCTGTAGCCAATTTTAGAAATGGCTTTAGCAGAAGATTTTTCATTCACAAACGGCGAGATTCTTCTGCTGCCTTTGTAGAAATCAACGTCGGCTTTCTTTCCAAGGATTGGAAGGTGTCTTGTGAAGAATGTGTTTCTGATAAAGCCACCTGTTGATGGCATTTGTCTTACAACTTCGTCAAGAACTCTGGTATCAAAAATATTCATTTAGCTGCCCCCCTATTTTACTGTAGATTTGATGTAGATAGCTTTGTTTGCGAGGATTGTTCTGTTATCTTCTGCAGTAGAAGAGCCGCCAAATCTCATTGCAAACAAGTTGAATTCGCCACTTCTGTAACCCACAGAAGCTGTGTTGACGCCAGCGCCAGTGGTAATATCCTCAGACGCAATGACAATGTCGTCAGCTTCTACGACGACCGCTGTCGGTCTTTGGTATTTGCCAGCGACCTTTTTAAGCACGTCACCACGCTTGATGGTTTGGCTTTGGTCGATAAGGATAGCTTCTGTTACAACAGGAAAGCTACCAGCGATTAAAGAATCGTATACAACAGTTCCTTCAAGTGCCATAGTCTAGTCCTCCTTACTTTCTCACGTATTTTTGAGTTGTTTGAGCTACAAAGTTAAGAACGCCAGCGTCCTCGTCCTCAATGACCTCTGCGTCGTCACCCTCGACCTTATTAGCGCCTTCGGCATCTTTCTTAAGGTTTTCGACGTGCTGAAGGTTTTTAAATTTACCTTCTTTGATAGCATTCAGCGCAAGTTGGTCAGCTGTCCAACCCTCAGCTTTGGCCTTTGCGACCAATTCAGAATCGACTGAGTTTGCAATGTCGTCAATGGCCTTGATTCGGTTTCTCTCAGCCGTGACAGCTGAATTGTGGACCTCGTCATAAACAGCTTTGTTCTGTGCCATTAAATCAGCAGCATTTTCAATTTTCATTTCTGGATCTCCCTTCGTATGATTATTTTCTGTGACCGCTGGTGGCGGTGTCACATTCTTAGGTGGCTCTGCCGCCTTTGGCAGATTTTTAAATTTGCTTAAGTCATGCGAGACGGAATTGACAATCATGAAACTGCCATTCATGGCATTTTGCACAGGTGCTGGGTCAAACATGACCTCGTCACAGAATCCATTCTCGACAGCCTTGTCGCCAGTGTACCAAGTCTCAGCGTCCATAAGAGCGGAGAGTTCGTCTTTGCTCTTTCCTGTTTTTTCAATATAGGCATTCATGATTCCGTCCTTGATGGTGTCCAAGGTGTCCGCCATTTTTCGCATTTCGTTGGCGTCACCCCAAGCAAATGACCAAGGATTGTGAATCATGAAATAGGAGCTCGCTGGTATTTTAATTTTGTCCGCCGCCATCGCAATAATGGTGGCAGCGCTGGCAGCAAAGGCAATTTTGGCTGTAACCTCGCCTTTATGCTCTTTAATTGCCAAGTAGATGGCATTAGCCGCAAAAACGTCACCGCCGCCAGAGTTAATCACCAGCGATATCGGTTTGTCAGACACCTTTTCGAGCTCTGCTCTAAAAAGCTTCGGTGTGATTGTATCGCTCCACCATGATTCTTCTTGAGCGATAGTTCCCTCAATGGTGAGCTCTACTTCACCGAGATCATTCGTTATTAGGTTCCAAAACTTTTTGTTCAATCGGATTCACCCCCCTCATTAACTCTGATTCACGAGCGAGCTGCTTGATATTTCTATCAAAGTCGCCGCCAGTTAATTCAATTGTTTCACGCTCCCTAGTCGAAAGACCATTATTGATACGAATGACAGAAGCTTCGACCTCTTTCTTAGGGTCAACTTGGCCTTGAGCTGGACCGTTCCAGTCTGCTCTTGTCCATGCCTTTTGATAGATAGGGTCGTCAAAGTACTTAGGTGCTTTGATTCTTCCTTTTGCAACCGCTTCAGTAAACCAAGTCTCATAGATTGGCTGGCAGAAGTCATTGGCAAACCAAGACCGACGCATCTTAAACATTTTCCACCCCTCAAGCAAGGCAGCTCGGCTTGCAGAATAAGAGGACTGGAAGTGTTTTTCAAGGAGCTCTTGCGGTATTTCGAGCGCTGCGCCAATATACCGAGCCATTGCGCCTGTGAATTGTTCAAAGGCCGTATTTGGTCGAGTCGGATTCGCAATCTGGATCTCTTCATTAG